GTAGCTGCCGGCGTTGGCGCTGGGGTCGCGGGAGCGGCCTCCGCCCCAACGATTGGTGCCGCGTGTGATCTCGGGGAGGTCGATGCCGTAGATGGAGGTGAGGGCGACGGCGGCGTCCCAGATGAAGGGGTCGCCGCGGAAGTAGGCGCCGAGGGTGACGGGGGAGGAGGTGGCCAGGATGGCGCGCAGGCCGGTGAGGCAGCCGATCAGCTCGGCGACGGTCTGGACGCTCGGGTTGACGCCGACCTCGTAGCGGAGGCCACGCACGGTGGCGCCGGGGGTTAGGGGGCCGACGAACATCTGGCCGAACACGGCGTCGCCGGGGCCGGTGGCGTTGTTGTTGTAGGGCTGGACGGTGAGTATCTGGCCGGGCGTCGTGTTCTGGGGGGTGTTGACGACGGCGCGCGTGCGGGATGTGAAGCCGGCGGGGAAGGTGAGCTGAGCGTAGCTGCCCTGGGGCTGGCCGGGTCCGAAGGGGATCAGGTAGATCAGGTCGGTGCCGCCGAAGGGGCCGAGGGAGCGGAGCACGCCCACGTCGATCTGGCCGGAGCCGGCCGGGCGCTCGACGCCGGTGATCTCGTGGTAGCCGTAGGTCTGGGTGTAGGGCTCGGCGTCGGCGGTGTTGCCCTTGAGGACGAGCTTTTCGGTGGTGGCGTCGCCGCCGTGCAGCGTTTGGCCACCAGCGCGGCCCAGAAGCTTCGCGAGGCCGGAGAGTGGGGCCTCGTCGATGTCCAGACTGATGTCCACACCGGCCCCATCGACGGCTACGTCGAAGCTACCCTTGTAGTCGATGGGGTTGGCGGCGGCCTTGACGAGCACGCCGCCCTCATAGATATCGGGCGCACCACCCCCACCGCCGCCTGGGAGATTGCCGAGTTGTACCCGCTTCTTAATGTCCCCAGCTGCCGAGTCCTCGATGACCATCAGGTCGGCCGCGACCGGCGTCGCCTTCTCGGTGATAGCGGCTATCTCACCTGCCACATTATCGTGGATAGCGGTAGCATCGCTTACTGCGCTGTGCTGGCCTGCACCGTGGGCTTCGGTGTGGTGAGCGTCAGCAGGAGAATCGGTAAGGTCAGCGTGGGCCATGACCTCCTGCATCTGTGCCAGGTTGAGCTTGGTGCCCGCTGTGAGTCCCGCATATCCGCTAGCGGCGTCCTTCTCGGACTCCTTCTGGTAACCCGTGTGAGGGTCAGCGGCACTTGCATGGTCAGCTACCTGGGCATCAACGATGTCTACCCAGGTAGTGCCTCCATCAGTATTGACATAGAGCCTTTCAGTGGTGGTACGCCAATAGAAGGTGCCTTCAGGCGCAGTGTGGACAGGTACAATAGTACCCTTCTGGAGAGAGGCTACATCAATGAGTGTGTGGCTGGCATTCCAGTCAGACGGCCGAACTAGCTCTGCATCAGGACCATCGGTCTTGGTACTGACCTTGGTGTGTGTGACTGCTACCGTCATATGGCACTACCCTGTTGAGGAGGAGCACTCCTAGTAGCACTCCCTGGTGGAGGCTCAGGAGCCTTCGTACTACTACCTCCATCCGGCACCTTGGCTACTTGGGCGGACTGGGGAGTAGGGGAAGGAACCACCTGAGCCCCCGCGTTGGGAGTTTGGTTCGGCAAGGCTAACTCTTTTGAGGCTGTGAGAGTATGTATTCTGCCAAGGCACGGATTTTGGCGTCTAGGGTATCAAAGGCATTGATATCCTGGTCCGCAGCTTCTAGAGCTTCCCGAAGCCATTTCTTTGTCTTAGCGACGGCCACGATTGCCACTCCTTCCTTTGGTCTGGGATGACTTACTACGAGAGGCCTTAGACTTCCCCTTGGACTTACTCTTGCTAGGACTAAGGCCTGCTACTTGACTGGTAGTACGTGGTACCATGCCATGCTCAACTCCGTGTAGTAGCCTCATCTGAGCATCGGCCTTGGCCTTGGAGGTAGATTTGGCATGGACCTTGCCAGTACGGGTATTCTTGACCTGGTATCCATCCACCTCACTTGTGGTGTATGGCATCTGCAACCTCCTAATAAATCAGTGTTGGGGGTGGCCGCCCTGGCGGTAAGAACGGCCACCCCAGCCCCAAAGAACCCGCGGAGATTGTCTTAGGTCAGTTTCGCCAGCCCCTCTGCCAGGTCCACATCCGTCTCCTTGGCAGCCAGACTGAGCATTGGCTCCAGGTACGCTGTGACATCGTTGTACACAGGTGTGGTACCCGTGATGATGTATGCCAAGCGGACCTTGGTTACAGTCTGGCCGGATGCAGGCTTCGGCACGTAGACGGACCGCATTATGCGGATATCATCATCAGCACCGTCTAGGAGAGGGAACTCACCGATGTGGAAGTATGTACTACCCCCATCGATGGATGCCTCGACCTGGAACCTGGCCGTTGGAGTTGTGCCAGTAATCGCCGCTGTCTGAAGGCTGACATCAGCACGGAACCCGCCCTCTGTGTCAACCGCTGTCTGCTGGCCTGTGGCGGTAATGTCCGCCGCATTGGCCAGTCTTAGGTTAACGTCCTTAACCATGCGTTGTTCCTCCTAGCTGGAGTCCTGTACTGCTTGTTCCCTGAGACGCTCCTGTTCCTCAACGGAGACTAAGCGAGAGGAACTGCCATCTGCCATTATCTCCTCCGGCGTCTGGTCATTCTCCCACTTATATCCGTCTCGGAGCCAACCACGCCCAGGCTGGTAATAGTCGATACGGAGGGCCTTAGCCTGGTCAAGGGTCCTAGCCACTTGGCGCTCCTGAGTCCTAACAGTACCATCTCCGGCTTCAATCTCAACTGAACGGTAGAGATTGTTACCGCGCTGAAGGACACCAGGACCATAGGGACTTTCAGGAACAGGCCCGTCCTGTTCCTGAGGTAGTGACTTAAACTCCATGACCATTGGCTAACCCTCCTGGCTACTAAGCGTTGGTAATGCCGTACAGGCGCGCTGCACCACGAGGGTGCTTGACACACATACCGCAGAACCACTCGATACGACCGAGGTGCTTGGGTGCAGCCTGAATCTCACCGAAGTCCTTGACGGACGGGAGAGACTTGGCCTGGATACCCATCACCTGGTCTGTGCCGAACTTGACGGCGTAGACACTGGCGCAGTCGGCAGTACCGTCACCTGGGTCCTCATCATAGCCCAGGATACTGGAGCCGTCATCCTCACGGCGAACGACTCGGATAGGCGTACCTGCATACGCCATCTGTTGCTTGCCAAAGGCATCCTGGGTGAAACTGATGAGGGAGGAACCAGTCTGCGCTCGGACAAGAGAGGTGACCTTACGCCTGACAGTAGGGCTCATAAAGAGCACCTTGTCGGCGTTGTCACCAATGACCGCATCCAGAAGCGCGTCGAGGTTGGCCAGGGTGATAGCACCTCCACCGGAGGCATTCAGAATCTTCTGGTTACCTGCCAAGCGCTTGCGAAGGCCATCGAAGGCAAATGCGTCCGTGGCGGTATCACCCTCGAAGAACGTCTCCGAGAACTTGATACCGACCTGACGGGCCTTCATGCGATACTTCTCGGACTTGATGGGGAGAAGGTTCCCCATGACTTCGACCTCGAAGTTGTCGATAGAGACTTCGCCGCCCAGGATGACCAGCGGCTCGAACAGTGGATTGATGACACCGGCATCGGCAGTGTATGTACCGCCGACCCCACGGAAGGCAACGGTGCCGAGTGACTGCTCCCGGTGGTACCTGTATGCAGGGCCGTTGATGGTCCGCATGGGAAGGTACTCCAGGATAGGACTGGACTCTACGATAATCTTAGCCACAGAGCGCTCGATAGCGTCCTGGCTGGACTTGGCGGCCTCCAAAAGGGTTATGTCCGCCATCAGCTACTTACCTCCTACTTGTTTCCTGGCTTGCTACCCCTAGTGAGGGCGTCCTCAAGGAGTACCTCACTAGGAGTTTCGATGAGGCCAGGCAGGTTAGTGGTGTGACGGCCAGCAGCCGTTGGAGCGGTTGCTGTCTCATCTCCCTCTGCTAGTTTCTCCTGCTGATAGGTCTCCCACTTCTCATCCAGCAACCTCTGGGCATGCTGACCTGCCTCGTGGGACACCATCGCCTCGAACACAGCCTTCTCCCAAGCCACGATACCCTCGGTGCCTAGGTGAGTGAAGTTCTCAGGAGCTAGTTCAGCCTTGACTTCGGCCGATAGCTCTGAGCCGTCAATTACCTGAGACACTGAGGCGACTCTCGTGGCATAGGCATAGACCTGCGAGGCAGCAGCGATAGCGTCTGGGTTAGGCTCCGACGCTGCCTGCCTCCTCTGCTGGTACTGAGCGTAGGCAAGGGCTGCCTTCTCGTCACTTGCTATCTCAGCGGCAATGTCCTCGCGGGACATACCGGAGAAGTGCTCGTCCTGGTGGCGCTCATCGACAGTCAATTCGGCCTGAGACCTAATCGACTCCCGTTCGCGTTCCAGCGCGGCTGCGACTTGGGCGGCACCAGCCCTGTCAGCCCAACTATTGAGCAGGGGACCTAGTTGAGGATGTTCGAGAAGCGCTTTGAGGTCAAGACCCTTGAGCGGGTCAACCTCGCCGCCCTCCTGCCCACCCTCGCCTTCGGGCTTCTGCTCCTTGGACTCAGCCTCGCCAGTGACATTGCCTTCCCCTAGAGAGGTAGAAGCATCCTGCCCCTCCCCCTTAGAGGCTGGTTTGCCGTCTGGGCCTGCTGAGTCCGGTTTTTCGACTATGGTAGGATTAGCCTCGCCTGCAATGGCGGCGGCTAGTTCATTGACTTCTGCGTCTGGGGGCATAGCTCACTCCCATCTGTAGCTGCTGAGACGAGTCTAGCATATCTGAGTCGTATCTGTCAATGGGGACTTGTCGCACGGTCTACGGTACGTTGACTGATGCCAAGAACAAAGGCTATCTCAGCCTTTGGGACACCGCTCTCCCTCATAGCACGTATTTGCTTATCCCTAAGGAGGTTTCTCATACCTCTAACCCCGCCAGGAAACACATAGCGGCACTCGAATAGAGGACAGGATAGGCAGTGAGGGTGAACATCACAACCGTCATCTGAGAAGATAGTGTTCTCAGGTAGTGCGTCGGCCCTAGTCTTGCGTATCAGTGGGATAGTCTCGGCTACCACTACCTACTCCTCTCCACAGCACTCTCTCGACGACGTGACCTGCGCCTGGACCTACCATCACTAGACCCTATCTGCATACGGATAGGGATAAGACCATACCACTTAACCAGGGTGGCATCGGCATCAGGGTTAGCTATACGATACCTAGCCCTGAGTTCCCCTACGGCGCTCTCTATCCTACTAACAGCAGGGAGGTCGGATAGTCTCATTTGGAGTTCATTGGCGGGGACACCTAGACGAGTTAGCTCCTCAGCCTGAGCGGTAAGCCAGCTATCGTAGGAGGAGTACCTGGCTAGGTCAGGGTGTTCTCGCATCCTAGTCCAGACATCTGTAAGGACATTGAAGTATGGCCTGAGGGTATCCTGGGCCTGCTTGAACTGGAGGACAGTGGGAGTATCGTAGCGGCGAGTATAGGCTACCACACGCAGTCGGTCCTTGAGAGCAAGTCCTGACATAGAGGCTTCTCTGGCGGCGAAGAAGGCTGACCAGTCGGTCTGGTTGGTCATGGGGTTGGTGTGGTCTTTCACATCGACGGAGAAGTAGTCCTCAATAGCAGCATTGACACTGTGGGGAGGAGCAGTACCCTCTTTGAAGGTTAGCCCGAAGTCCTTGATTATCTCATCACGGCGAGCAAAGTATTCCCGCTGGCGGAAGCGCAGGTTATCCTGCCAGGTGTCGGGAGGCATAGTACCGCCACTGAACATGGTGTCATCAGCCTGCTGCTCGTTCTGTTGGGCCTGCCTAGTCTCCTCCAGCTTCTTGAAACCTACCTGTTCGGGGGCCTGGGCACGATACCTATTCTCTCGTTCCATCCGCTCCTGAGCATCAACTACAGCAGAGGACTCGTCTATAGCCTCAGCAGCGGGAGTGTCTGCTTCTCGGAGTTGGGCGTAGGAGGAGTAATTGAGGTACGGGGCCTCTCCAAGCGACCTCAGCCTCTGGAACTCACGCTCTTGAGATTCTTGGAATAGCTCGAAGGAGGAACGGGGGAACGCACGGCCACCTGCTGTCTCAACACCGCCGGCAAGTAGCTTCTGCCAGGTTGGCCCCCTAGCTTCGACAACGGCCTCAATGTTGAGCGGAAGGAACTTGTCCTGGGAGTAGTCGAGAAGCCTAGACGGGTCATCCATGAAGTCGTCCACACTGACCTGACGACCCATAAAATCCTCGCCCTCGATGAAGTCAATAAGGGTGCCTGTAGTAGGTGAGGTCCTGGAACGGAGATACCGGACCATCGGGTTGTCTTTAGCTGCGTCCTCCCAGGAGTCAAACTCCCAGTTATCGTGCTGGAGGAGGGAGCCTAGGAAGCCCAGTGTAGCTCGGTAACCTGAGCCGATACCGTACTCGTTACCTCCGACAGGTATTGACATGAACTTGCTGGACTTAACTCCGACAGGGTTGAGACGACTAACGGCCTCGTCGTGGGATAGACCTGCTGCACGAGCGAAGCCATAGTAGCCTAAAGCTCCGGCAAAGAGCATACCTGCAATTGACTTCCGAGCGTCGCTGGCGGGCACCCCCTTGGAGAACATCCAGCCTACCATACCAAAGAGGCTCCGAGTGTAGCGAGACGAGTAGAACACAAACGCAGACTCAACCTGCCTTTGAGTAGTTGACAGGCCTAATCCAAGGAGATTAGTAGTACCTAGCTTGGTGTTGCCGTAGTTGGCAATCCGATAGAACTCAGATTCACCAGCACCGGCCTTAGCAGCGGTCTTTATCATATTACTAATACTGTATCCCTTGCCAGCAGCAATGAAGGCCTCAAAACCTCGTGGGAAGGTTCCTAGTATAGTAGCAGCCTGCTTAGCGCCTGGTAGCCTGCGGAGGATGTGGGAGCGGCGAGTGACCTCAGTGAACTCCGTGCCTCCCATATCTCCTCCATACCTGATGGCTAGCTGAGCGTCAGGATTCTCAGTCAGCCATTTGCGGAAATACTGGGGGTCCGCCATTGACCGGACAGAATCTCCGACGGCTCTGGCCCACGACCCCGAATGAGTGACCATATCAGAGGCCAATAGGGGGAGGCCTTGAATAAAGAAATGGCCCACATCAGCTATGCCTGTTACTACGAATCGAGGCACACCAGCCGCATATGTCGAGGCCCGCAGCACTTGTCCGGGCTTGCCCAGTGGTCCTGGACCTACGATGTCCTGGATAGTCTTGAGAGTCTGACGCTCAAAGGTCATTCGCTGGAACGCAGGCCCTAGAGCAGTCCCTATTACTCGGCCCTTGTGGGGCGGGGCAGCACCTATCTTTGCCCTAGCCTCCACCAATCTCTCCAGCTTCTTACTAAGGCGCTGGTACTCACCGAGATTCTGTAGCTCAAGACCCCCTTCCTCTAACCTCTTAATGGCAGCCCGAGTGTTGGTAATTGCCTTCCGGTGGCCCTCAGTAATGGTAAGCGACTTCCCTATCTTGTCCTCCAGTACCACCTTCTTGAGCAGGTCATCACGGACCATCTTCTGGACGGACTGGCCATAGAGGTGGACGGACTCCAGGGGACTGGCATAGGGCACACCAGCCGCAATGCCATCCTCCTGTTCCTGGTAGAGCCTTTTCTTGACCGGGGACTGCTTGGCTCCTACGCGGCCCTTGACATAGGCTCGGCCTTGGTCGTCAAGGGTGAAGCGAGGCCAGTAGTCAGCTCCTTCCAGTGCAATGGCCTCGCCAGTAACAGCCTCATACTGGCCTGCCAGGTCATCTATGAGGCGCTTGGAGTCGAGTATCCACTGACGTTGGGTAGAGGTCACAGGGAAGCCGGAGCCATCGGCTAGGACATCAGTGGCCAGGTCACCGAATGGGACATCAGTACCGTCAGCAAGCCTAACAGTTCCAGGCGCTCCGACCTCGTCCCACAGGCCTGAGAACCTGTGCTCTAGGTCCGCCATGCGCTGAGATAGTTCACCTATCTGAATACTCTCAACGCGACGGTAGACTACCGCAGCGCGAGCGGCAGGGTCTATACGGGCTAGGGCAGAGGGCGAGGTCAAGACACGAATAAGCGGCCTCATACCTGGAACCTTACTCAGTGCCTCAACCGTGGCTCGACCTACATCACCGAACGTGACGGCGTTCTCGATGTCGCGCCACATGGACTTGGACGGACCTCGACCACCTGGGATTAGGGATGGTACTGGGACACCTCCATCACCAATGTCCCCACCGCCTGGAGGTAGCTTGGGTGGCTCCCCACCCTCGGCTGCGACCTGGGCGCGGATGCGTTCGGAGGCTGGGGTAGGTTGGAAGGGCGAGACTCTCAGCCCTTCAATATCCTCTGGACTGAACGTGAAGCTCTTAGCACCGCTAGTACCAACCGGGGTTCCAGTCATGCCCCTGTTCTCAAGGAGCCTGACCAACTTATCGTTCGTTACAGTGGACCGCACAGGCAAATCGGGGTTGGCTCTAGCTATGGAATCGAGTTCGTCCAGAACCGCTCGCAGGTCACTTACCGCAGGTTCCCTACCCATAGGCCTGACTATATCAACCGAGATTGAGTCCTCTATAGCAGGCCTAACCATCTCCCTGCCACCTAAAGTCATACGTTCCTCAGCCATAGGGTAGCGTCTGGTAACTGAGAGGTCAACATTACCTACACGTCTGATATAGGTAGTGTCAATTCCTGGTGTAGGAGTTGAGGTTGTAGGACTATACCCACGAGGTAGGAGTAGGTCAGAGCCCTCAGCAGGGACTAAGCGCGGTGGCGCCTCTTGAGCAGCATTGATAGACCGCCTAGCTAGCTCCTCTGGGGAGCGAGCGGGGGCTTCTAGGCCCTTCACAAATGACCCTTGATGGATACCAGGTGTCAACTTGGGGTCTAATAGCACGTCCCAGGTCTGGCCCCCACTTGTGACTCGAATGGCATCGTGGCCTCTAGCTAACACATCTTCTGAAATAAGGTCGCCAACTAATGATTGCGTCCGTCCCCAATTCCTCTCCGTCGCACCAGCACGGCGAACCGCGGCCTTATTTATCTGTGTCCACTCAGAGTCCCCACGCCTGATAGGCTTAAAGATTTCCTCGCTCTCCTGCAGAAGATATAGAGGCTCCTCGTCCACAACGAGGGGATTCCTAGGTGGTAGGTGACGTACTTCCTCCACACCGCCAAAAAATGAGGCCAGTTCCTTATCCTTAGTAACGTAGAGCCCTCTACCTTCAGTACCAAGCATCGTACGGTCGCCTGGTCCTCGTTTTCCGAAATCCCCAACACCTCGGTATGATGTCTCCAGCATAGCCCCGCCCTCGGAGGGGATACTACCCAGAGCACCTTCCTCGACAGCCCTACCGCCAAGTCTGCCCCTACCAGCCTCGCCTGCCTCCACAGCAGCCCTGAAGGCCCTATTCCCCTTAATCGCACCCATGACCGCTTCTCTAGTAGCACCTGAGGACCTAATGGCAGCCCTGGTCAGCTTACCAAGGTCGTCAAAGTGTGTGAAGCCAACTACAGGCAGCAGATTCAACGGGTCGAAGATAAGTTGAGCGGCAATGCTCCTGACTAGCCCTGCCTCCTCAAGGACCTGCTGTGCATTCTCCATCTCCTGGTCATTACCAAAAGCAGCAGTGATGGGGTTGACGGGACCTCCCTTATACGACTCCCCGAAAGTGCGACGGCGAGGGAGAGGATTCACATCCTTGGGCACTCCGACCCGTCTAAGTGCCGCCTCACCCTCCTTAATCGAACTGAGTGGGGACATTGGAGGAGTCGGAACTCCCAACTCCCTAAGACCAGCTTCGGCGACCGCAAACGGAGCGGCTGGTCCGGCGGAGAGAACATCTGCTGCGGGAGACTCTATAAATTGAAGTCCGGCCGCAGCCACAGGGTCAGCGAACCTACGCTGAAATTGCCCAGCCCTCACCAGGGCCTCCGGCATAACAGTCCTCGGGTCTACTACATCGCCCGTAACAGTCTCAGGCGTGATGTACCCACCCCGGACTAACTCCTCCACAGGCTCGTCGCCGCTCACCTCACCGCTACTCAGAGCCTGCTGGCCTCTAGGTGTCCACTCCCCGCCCTTAGTAGCAAACGTCTTACCACCTGTAGCTCCTATCTTGGCCCTAGCTACAGCATTCTCAGGACTCATGCCCTCACGAACATACTTCTGGATATTGTTGAGGTACTGGACCTGCCGGCTACCTGATACCTCATCGCGTGGCTGTTGAGGCTGGTCACTAATAGGGCGATACAGAGACGGGACTACCGACGGGTCGTAGCCACGCCGACGCAATTCACCGCTAGCCAATCGCCTGAACGCAGACTGAGTAGCCTGACGGCCAAAGCGCCTGGTCCTGCGCTCGCGGTAGGCGTCCCTGTCCTCGTACTCCCAGAGTGGCACTAGACGCCTCGCTGTGACCTACGAGCTAACACACGATTGAGCATGGCCTTGCCTACCGGAGTCTGGGAGAAGGAGAGCACATCAGGCATACCCAGGAAACTTTGGGAGGTCTGGGATAGTGGAATGGAATCCCGTGTGGTCAATCTGTCCGTGACCTGTGGCTGCTTGCGCTTCTCCGCTCCTTGCTGACCAAAGGCCCTGGACCTAGCAGTAGGACTAGCCTGCGCTGGTAGAGTTTTCGGTGGCTGGAAGAACTGCCGAGCTACCTGCATTGCCCTAGGGGTAGGGTTCCCGGACCCGTCAGATAGTTCGCCGTATCCAATACCTCGTGGCATATTATTCCTCCTAGAACCTGAACTGAGCGCTGCCTGTCTGGATGGTTGGTATCAGTCCACGTTCTACCTTGCGGAAGTAGTCCTCGGGATTGATACCTGCAAACTGACCTGGCGCGGTCTCAACACCTCCCTTGAGGAAGCTATTGAGAATATCCAGGTCGGTTGGGCTGAAACCTCCTAGTTGACTGCGACTAATGGACGACTCAGCAGGCAGATTGACTCCGAACCTACCAGTACCTAGCGTAGATGACGATTGAGCGCCACCGCTTAGGCCAAGGATGGTACTAAATAGGTTCTGTATCTCACCACTCGTCCTCGCAGGGCCCGTAGTTGGCCGTCCCCCTGACTCCTCAAGTGCTCGCTTGTAGAGTTCGTAGGCAACGAAGTCGGCAGGATTGGCGGCAAGCTGGGCCTCCTGCAACCTCGCTGCCCGCTCCTCGGAAGTCCTAGCCAGAGCGGCTTCCAGGTCAGCAATGTACTTCTGGAGAGCTATCCTCTCCTGCTCCATTTGCTGTGTGAGACCTGGCTGGACTGGCAGTGAAAGGGCAGATGGAGTAGTGGCCCGTGGTGCCGCCGCGGCAGGTCTCGGAGCGGCAGGTGCTGCAGGTTTAGGGGCAGCCACAGCACCTGCCCCTGGCCTCCACCCACCCAACAGCGCGTTCTGCAACGCTATGTTACCTGCTGCGGAGCCTGCGGGTGCGGTGATGCCTAGCTGCTTATAGAGCGAGGCCAGTTCAGCCAGACTAGGCCACGACTTGCCTATAAGTCGCTGGTAGGTCTGGTACGGATACTCAGGCATCATGGCCTCCTAGGTGAAACTTTTTGCTAGGTCAATAGCACGTTGGATGGCTGATGTGTCAGGCACTCCAACGCCGGTAATGTTAGGCGTCTCGTTGACTATCTGAGTAGCCATGCCAAACGGGTCGAACTCAACAGGACTTGCCTTGAACGGTTGGAGCCCTAGCTGAGTGGCAAGCCCGCTTGGCTCGAAGCCTGGAACATAGTCCACACCTCTAGGGATAGTGTACTGCTGGGCTCCGAGGAACTGTGTGCCTCCCGTTTCCAAGGCATCCATGCGGCGGTTGAACTCACCTACTGCCTGCTCGGTGGACAGCCTCTTGGCGTCAATGTCGGCCTGGAGCCCGCTGATTACGGAATCAACGTAAGTCGCTAGGTTCTGGGAATGGACCTTGGACCGCTCGATGGCCAACTCAGCGGCGGAAGGGCCTGTAGCACCTCGACCATCACTATCGCCCTCTATCAGGTTGCGGTAGTCCTTAAGGTCGGCGTTGTATGCGTAGGTGTCGAAGAACGCGCCTGGGTCATCTTGACCGGCAGGCACAGTATTGCCGTAAGCATCCACCACAGACCAGTAGTTCTCCGGGTCAGGGACTACTGGCTGCCCTGGGGAGTATCGAGGCCTAGTAGGCTCCTCAGCCGGTGCCTCATAACCACCTCCGCTCGTCCTAGCGTAGTATGCGCCCCTAGTAGCCTGACTGCGCTGTCTTGGTCCTGGCATGACTATCTCCCATCAGACCTAAACACAAACGTCAGCTTATGGCTAGGCCTCAAAACGCCCAACACCTGAGCCTGCCTACGAGGCGAGAGCACACCATAAACAGTCATAAGGAATCCCCTAGCTCTCGCACCAGCGAGTACCCATTGGTAAAGCCCATCTCCGCGAGGTCCTGAAACGCTCCCTCCAAACAAGGCCCTTAATCTCAAAGGGAGCCACTGGCCTTTCTGCGTGACACAGACATATTGGCTACCACTGAACCGGCATGAGCCCTCTCCCTCATATATACCTGCCGCCCACGCAATATCGTGCGTAGAAGGCTCCAAAGTTGGCGCCAACCGAGGGTCCATCCTACCATACAATCTATTCCAACTCATGTTGCTCCTCACCGTCGATACGCCAACTTTGACATCCGAGTAATGTAAGACCGAATATCATCCTGCGCCCGCTCCTGAGCATTCGGGTGGCCTCGATACCGTTCAGCGAGCCTAGTGGCCATGACCTGCCAGTCCTCAGAGGTCATACTCAGGAACCGCTCGACCTGCTCTTGAGGACTGAGAGGCACGGCACCGTACGGATACCCCTGCTCCATAGCGTCAACTAGTTCATCCCTGGTCTTGAGGTACCACGCCACAAGCTGCTCCGCCATTTCGTCTAGTTTTGGCCCTGTAATTATAGCCATTAGACCTGCCCTGGAGGAGTCATACCTGCCATCTCAGGAGGCTGCCGAGGCTGACCAGCCCTAGTCCCACCGCCTATTGAGTGCAGCAGGTCCTGAATAGTCTGGTCGGCAGCGCCGTTACCTCCTACAATTCCGCCACGTCTGGCATCGCCTCTAGGCATACCACCAGCGCCCCCACCTATCGGCTGCCCATCGGGCCCCACAAGGCCCTGCTTACCACCTATCCTTCCCATGACTATGCCGAGAACATCCTGATACAGCATAGGCTTCAACTGCTCTTGTATATCCTCCAACATTGTACCCCACATCTCGTCCTCAGGCTGCTCGAACCTCAGCCCCTTTTCGAGCATGGTACGACGAGTAATATGGCGGCGAGCGTGCATACGGTCGTAGAACTGGCCTTCGGCTATGATATTCTGAGGCAGCAGAGGGTCAATATCAACCGTAATAGCAACGGGCCAATCCCGCACATCGGAGGGCTTGAGTGACAGGTCCTCAACCCAAATCTCCTGCTTGACTCGACGGACCAACTGCCGTTCAAGCCAATTGATTAGGTCAGCTAGACAGCCTGCATTGGAGTCGAGCAGGTACTGGAACTGGCTCTTGGCCATCGCGTACAGGGAATTATCCCTATAACCAGAGCCAGCAGCGCCTGGGGGCACACCCTTGAAGATAGGCGCCACTCCGTGCTGACCCATGAGTCGCAGGAGTAGCTCAACAAACGGCATGGCTTGGTAGACGTTCTCCGCACCAACAAATGGGTCCTGTACCTTCGCGCCTGGAGGTAGTGCCGTAGCCTTCTCGGAGGTGAACTTGTACTGCTTGGCCTGAGGCTGGTTATCCTCACCTATCTCCATCTCAGGCGTTGTACCTTCAGGCAGTTCCAGTGTGAGCCGCTTCCTGACCAGTATCTCAGCCGCCTCGGCCATCCGAGTAATAGTACGGTTAATAGTTGGCTCATTGTGCCTAAAGGCCTCAGCCACACTCAGACCGAATTTATCCGGGTCCTTGCTACTTGTAGTCCGACCCACAGCTAGGAAGTACCGAACACCCGGGTCGCCTTCCTCCGAGTATATCAGTCTACCATTAACATAACACTGATATTCGGTGTCGGAGAGGTACTCAGTCACCAGAGCCATAGTGTCTGAACTGATACCTGACGGGAACGGTCTGATTTCCTGGTCAGGCTGGCCCGCTGTAGCGGCAATAGCGCCCTGAGTCTCCTCAGGAACCTGCTCACCCTCCGACAGATTGAGCACAGCCTCTCTTGCCCTCAACTGAGCATCATCGCCAATACCGTAGGTCCCGTACACCTCTCGCTTGGACTTCCACGAGTGCTCAATACACTCAACGACGCGATTACCGGGACCTAGACGGAAGTAGAATGTCAACGGGTGAACTGTGATAACCTGGAACGGTGGCCCCCACTGGCGCTTGAGCGCCCTCTGGCGGTCATTGTACTCCGTATCCGCCTCGCCCTTATTGCGCTTACGTGGAGCCTTCGGCCAAGGAGTGTACACAGCCTTGAGAATTCCCAGCCCCACTGTCTGCCCATCCGCTAGTTCATTGAGTACAGGCACAGGGCGGTTGACCCAGTGGAGGAAAGTAGTCCAGAACCTCTCCCGCTTGCTACTATTTTCATCGGCGGTATCACCGCGCCTGAGTGCCTTCGCCACCACATGGGCCTCATTAGCAGTTAGCGATGCCTTGACGTTCTCAATCAACTCAGCCGTAGCACCAATACGGACCTCCAGCCCCGATGTCTTCTCGCCAGGAGCAAGAGCCATCGTATCCTCGTAGTGACGCAGTTCCTCTACCTCATTAATGCGCCTATGGAAGCCCTCTAACTCGCGCTTGAGTTCCATTAGGAGCCTACTCACATACTGCGGACTAGCGGCCATCAGAAACCCCTCAGTGAAACTTCGACAGTAGGAGGCCTAGCCAGAGTGTCTGCCAGGACACTGGCCATAGCCAGAGCATCCATGCGGTCATCATGCCTGTGCGTATTGAGTGGAGAGAAGGACAGCAACTCCTCCTCAAGAGATACGCCGTCTACAAGTGGTAGATACCTTGGCAGTAACAATCTCCCACTTGCCAACTCAGCATCCAGGTACAGCGCCCGACCAGTCTTATCCCTATCAATACCCAGTACCTTCGCAGCGACAGCACGCCTGCTCCGATAGGGTATCTCCCTGAACGGCAACTGGTACTTCCTACGCCAAGTCTGGAGAAGGCTGACCTGGAACCCAGCAGTCTCCAAGCCTACCGCTCGCAGCCCCGCTGTACGGGAGGCTCGTGTGACAAACTGGTGCTCCAGGTCAGGCGTCTCCACTCGACCAGCCCACATATCTACTAGGTACTTAATCCTAGTATGGAGGTCCACACCTACCGTTGCTATGGCAGAGTAGTCTGCGGAGTCCCTAGTCGAGGTTGCGGGGTCAAGTGCCATTACGAACTGCATCGGGTGGCTGGGCAGGAGACTCTCATCCCAATACTGCATATGCTCACGGAGGATGACGGTACCTTGCACAGCCATCGGGTTGCACATGTATGTAAGGGAGAACAGAATGTCGCCCTTGTCTCGGCGTATCTGCTCGATTCGACTATGAGGGAACCTAGCCGGACTGAGCGTAGGCCCCCAAGGATAGTCCCCGACTATAGGCATCTCGTAGACCGTAAAGCCCATACTCTCAAGAGTAGGTAGCAAGTCGGCCTGGCCCCAACGGGTTAGTATCGCCACGATGCGGCCAGTGCCGTCCTCAACGAGCCTGTCAATAACCACACCTTGAATTTTGTTCCTCTGCAACTCCATAGTGGTCGGGCTACGGACGTCTTCCTGGTCGGTCGGGTCGTCAATGATGATAATGTCGAAGTGGAGGCCTTGATAAGGTCCGTTTAGTCCTGTGCCCATTAGTGTGGGGTCAGGATGCTCACTGCTGCGCTCGACGTAGAGGACTTCCTTAGTCCACTGGGCCTCAGGGTCCTCCTGTATGTGGAACGCGGTACGGTAAGCGGGATTGTACTTAATCGTCTGGGCAATGGACATTACCTGCTTGGTACTCTGGGCACCAGCATTCATCAGCCAGAGAATCCGCACATTCGGGTTCCTGCCTATCTCCCGTTCCACGAAGTCCCTGACTGTGGTCGTCTTATACGAACTGGGCGGACAGACAATAGCCACCCTGTTACCTGTCTCCAAAGCCTCCGCCCAGGCATCCTGATAAGGCTCATACTCCCGCCGATGGACCGCCTTAGCATAAGTCCTCTGGTCACCATCTCGGGCCGCTATAGCCCTAGCAGTGAGTTCGTCGACCTCAGCTACCGCCATGCCATCAACCTAACTTCTGTCCTAACCGTCGCCCCCATGCATTCTCATCTGCCCTGCACCATACATGGGATTGACGGCTCACCAATTGGGGTGCGGCGAGGGTTAGGACAGAAATCACTGGATTACCTCTCCAGTCAGCGCGTCACCTGACTCCAACTCAGGTACTGCAAGGTTCCTATTGACCTCGAACTTCTCCAACAGTTCCCTAGCGGCAGCCCTCCTAGCGGTCTCATCATCCACCTGCCTACCCTCGATAGTCACAGTCAACTTCTCGCGGTACGCGCCAGGAGGCAGGTTACCGTCATCAGGCTCCAGCGCCTTCTGGATAGCCAGCAAGTCTTGAGGTGCGTAGTGCTTGCGGATAATCTTGAGTAAGTCATACTCACGGTCACTCATACCGTGCAGGTTGTAGTTCGCCTTATACAGCAGCTTGAAATCTCGCCGGAGTGCAAGTCGGAAGTTCCTGAGGAACTCCATGCGAACTAAGTCACCTACCAGACCATGCTGCAACTCTGGAAGCCTCTTCTCCTCCCATTCACGGAACTCAGCGTCTTCCCTACGCCACTTGAGCACCGTAGCGAAGGTAACCTCGGCCAGAGCACAACACTCCCTAACACTGAACCCAGAGGCACGATATGTTAGGTAACTAGCCTTCCTTGGGTTGTTGTTCAGTGGCAGCCTAGCCTTGAGCATCTCCTCGTAGTCATCCGCCTCAACCTCCACCTTACCAGACTCCACGACCTGAACCCCAGGACCTTCGATAGGCTCCTGATGGTCTCCGTTGCCTTGAAACTTCCACTCCACAGCTTTACTCTCACCTATAGTATATCATACTTCACAGGTCCAGTCAACTACTATAGACTCGCATAGAGTAGTATTTCCAACTTTATAGACGTGGTTTAGTGTGGTTGGGGCAGCATAGAACAGCATCCCCAGTAATCTCCTATGCAACGACCCCAAAAGCTCTCTCCATAGGTATAAGCTGGAGTGGTCGTATATGGGTGATAAAGTGCATACACGAGTTAGCATCTTGACAAACCCACGACCCCATGCTATTATATCTGTGGAGACGAGTATTGGAGTCGCCATGCTAATAGGCCTAATACATGTAAACGCTAGGCAAGGGAAGGCCACAGCTTGTCGCGTATGCAAGCTACCGATTGAGCCGGGGGACCTTCATGCTATGGTAGTAACGAGGTGGGGTAAGGCTCAAGCAGCAGCGCACAGACTAGCGGCTGCCAGCGGCAAAGTCACCACCAAGAAGACAGGCCTTAAGTACAGACGCCTTCACATCGGAGAGTGCTTGTGTAGTTGGTTAGTAACTGTACGAGTTGCTAAGGCCGAATACCGACGAGAACGCAAGGGCCGTCCAATAGGGTCAGGACAACTTCCGCCTATGCCAACTGACGATAGAGCGGCTCGACGTAAGCTAGTTAGGCGGCGAGCAGAGGCTCTACGGCAGATAGATGCAACAGAAGAACCCAGTAGGCTCGAAGTGCTGGTTAAGAGGTTCGCGGATATTGAGAAGCAACTAGCTGTTCCAGTCATCGGCGAGATGGCACGGCGGGACCAAAGGACAATCTCAAGGCTTAACGAGAAGATAAGGCGGTATATGTAGGTGCCTTGTCCTGACGCCCCAGCCCACCATTGGATAATTGAACCACCTGCAGGTCCTACCTCCAAGGGTGTTTGTAGGTTCTGTGGAGCCGAGCGAGAGTTTGCCAACTCAGGCGCGTACTTCATTGACGAGGAGCATAAGGCAGCAATGACCGCAATGTCCGCTGAACGGAAGGAACGGAAGACAAGGGTACTGACCCCCTGACGGGAAGCTGTGACAGATTTCACAAGCATCAGGTCGGAGGACAATGTTAAAGGATATTAAGGACGTACTGATAGGAACACTGGCCACTCTCCTAGTGTTGTTGCTGTTTTACGGCATCATACTAGGCATCGGGTACCTGTCCAGGGATTCGGGGTATGTGCCTGACTGCGACCCAGGCGACTACCCCTGCGAGTGGCCTTAGATTGAGTATTGTGTCGGAGGGAGAGTCCCGTGGAAACTAGACTAGAGGAGATTCGCATTCCTGAGGAGCGGGTAATTCGCTGGCTAAAGTACATTGTAGGCGATATCGAGCGGGTTCGAGAGGCATCATACCGCGCGGGCGCAGTCGTGTTCCTCGTGGAGAAGGTCGACAGGCCGGTGGAAATTGTGTAAAAATACGGAAGCGGGTCTGTTCCCTCTCTCTCACTGCCGCCCGCATCGGCATAGCTGTGCGTAGGTGTGCAAAAGTAGGGGCCAGGCCGGCCCTTGCCCACAGTCGGATTCTGGAATCCTGCTACCGCCTTTTCCAGCCACAAAGAAGGGCCCCCTTGGTAGCGGTGCAATTGCTAGGGGGCCCTACTTGTTTACTCTGTGACTGTGTGGCCGGCGTGCCGGAGTCTGGCGATGATGGCCTCTCGCCCCATCTTGCCGTCGAATCCCGGCTCGATTGCTAGCAGTGCTGCCGACGCGGATGGGTGTTCCGTACCATCGACTGTCAGTGGTACACCACGCCCACCGCCTCCGCCGCCTCCGCCTCCACCACGCTTGGCTGGCGCCTTGGGGATGCCTTCGCCGCGCGGCTTGACACTGATAAGCTGGTCAGGCTGGCCGAGCGCGCTTACGTCGATGCTTAGACCGTTGACCTGGAATCGGGCGAGAACGCCACTTGCTGCACTGATGGCGGCGTTGACAGCCTCCACAATCGTGCTGGTGGCAACGCGTAGCTCCTGGCTCTTGGCCTCCCATTCGGCGTGCTGGATTTCGCGCTTGCAGACGTTGACCTGCGCCTCAAGCCGGGCCATCGCTGTGACCCTGACTTCCACGTCCTTTGCCAGTGCCAGCAGTTCCTCGGTTGTGGCCTTGCTCTTAGCCTTGTCGAACGCGTCCAGCACTGACTTGTGCACGTTCTGTGCTTCCCGGAAGTCTGCTTCCAGACGAGTAAGACGCTTGCTGGGGCTCTCTGTCTCTGTAGTCATTGTTGTTCACTTCCTCTCTGGTGCTGTATCGAGATGCACCGCTACCATATTCAACATACACCCATACTTGCGGCCTGTCAAGGCTTTTTATGTCAATCTGCCCGATTTCTTTCGGATTGGTAATTGATAGGGTAGGTGAGCGGTATCCGGCGGGGACTGGTATCTGCTAATGGGAGTATACAGTAGCATGAGCTTGCAGCTAGAACAAAGTTTCTACTCAAGTTGACACGTTATGAGCTTGACAACGTCAAGCCACGGGTGTATACTGTAGGTAGCTTCAAGAGTGCTGACGAGGAAGGGCAGGAGGAAGG